CCTGGTGAAGTTGCTAAAACTGAATTTACTTCTTTAGACGGAACAAAAACTTATCTTCGTTTTGGAAATAAAAGAACAGAATCTACTCTTGATTTGTCTTTTACTAATTTAAAAGATCAACAAGTTGCATGGATATTGGATCATTATCGTATTGTCACGCAAAATTGGAGTACTGCTGATGAAAAAACAAGGTGGGTAGTTTTTAATAGAGAGCGAGGATTAGGAGGAGTTAAAGATAGTAATTACACTAATGCTGAAGCACCAGATCAAACAAATACAAGTTATAAGCCTAGTTTGCTGTCTCATATGATCACTGGGAGTACAGGTGATGACAGCCTTAGATGGAGATATTCTTCTCCACCAATAATTACAAGTGTTGTACCTGGCATTAGTAATGTTGAATGTAAATTTGTTGCTTGCCTCGATTCGCCTTAGAATATAATGACTGTTTAATTTAAAGATTGTCGTGGGC